CATTCAACCCCATCTTGCCCTCTTTCATGTCCTATAACACGTTCCAGTCGTTTTTCGTTACGAAAGTCTCCTACTCTTTGGTCTTTTTTACTAGGGCATGGTTCTAATTCAATCGGTTTATCTTCTTTAATTTCTGGTATTTCTGGTTGCTTTGATTCTGGTAAGGGTGGGGTTTCATTATTTGTAGGAACTTCTTCTGTAATGACCAAATTTTCAGGTGTATAGTCAAGAGGAATAAAACTAGGAAACGGAACATCACACGTTGTAAACACTCCATTAGGATCTTCTAATAGTAAATTACGATTACCAGTATTTTTTATATCACGATGCTGATAAGTACAACCAGGAACATCAATGTCTGGTGGCTTTGTAATAGTTAAATAATGAGGGCTGTATATTTCTGGAACGTCTGGAACGTATATCTCAGAAATACTTATATCAGGTATCTCCATCTTCTACCTCACCGATAGAAATAGACCAACCATCTTCCCCGAAAGTACCTTTTTCTATAATTTTTGGTTGTTTTACTTTTTTGTCTAATTCTTCGTGATATTTTTTAATATCGTTATCTAGTTCTAAATTGAATCTTTGCATCCGCAACCAAGTAATTACTTTATCTATATAGTATTTAACTAGCTTTTTTATAAATCCAAAGATCATTAGTCGAAAGCATCTCTTCTTTTATAGACCTCTACATATGAGTCGCATTTAGGACAAGAGAAATTACTAACCATTGAGTATTCTTGATACAAAACAGGTTGAAAATCTTCTTCTATATCAGCATCAGCACCCCAGATAAGTTCTGTCTTACAATGCCAGCAGTTCATATTTCCAGTTTTTTCATAGTAGGCGGTGTTGGTACTGATGGGCCTGTAAGATCAGGTAATCCTTTTTCTAATACTTTAGGCATCATTCCTTGAACACCTCCAAGGACTTTATTCATCATTTTTGTTTGAAACTGTTCTGAAGTTACATACTTGTAACCAAAGTACGCTCCACCACTCATTGAAGCTACCATAATGAATGAAACAATGCTTAAAGCATTTGCTATTTTTTGAAACATTTTATGTTAAGAGAAATTTTAATAAAGTTAGCAGGGCCACTTACGTTGATGACGCTGTTTCTTCTGGTTGCTTTAATGCCTCTTTATCTGATGGCTGGTTTACTTCGGGTAACTCTTGAGTCTCAAGGATCTGCTCCTCAAGGATCTTCATTGCCCCGTTAACTTCATGTAAAGCAACAAAAAGTTGTTCTCTTTGCTGTGCAAGTTGCTGCAATCTTTCCTGTAGGTTCATAATTTAGTAGAGTTTTTTACCAGCAGTAATAGCAGCATCGATAGCTGTAAACGACTCAGATGTCCAGATAGATGTTGAATTATCAACTTTTTTGTAGGCTTTGATAATTTCAAGATGCTCTACATTACGCTTCATTTTGGCTTTAAATTCATCATCAGTTTCATCTGATCCTTGAGCCGTTCCAATAACAGTTACGCTATCGCCAGCAGCAGAAAAAATCTTAGCGATTTCGTCAGCAGTTCTTTCTTCCATGATAAAAAAGTAGTTGTTTACAGTTTACCCTGCTTCGAGGGCTGTGACTTTTGTAGATAGTTCTTTTATTGCATTTACAAGTATTGGTACAAGTCTTTCGTATTTCATTCCATAACTCATACCATCTTGTGTAAGATTACAAACAAGTGAATTATCATTAGATGAACCATAGCCATTAGCTTTTTCTACTTCCAAAGCCTCCTGTGCTAAGAATCCAATATGAAGTCTAGCTCTTTTCTTTGATCCGTCAGGTGTTCCAAATGGTTCTGCATCTGTTCCGTACCATGTTCTTCTATCCCATCTATATGTAACAGGTCTTAATGCATTAATCCAAGCAAGTCCAATACTAAAGTCAGTTACATCTGTTTTATCTCTAGAATCTGAAGAAGATATTGATGTATCAGCACAAAATAAATCTGTAATTCCATTATCTCCTAAACAAATTATATTACTACCAGTAGTAACTGAGCCTGAAGGACTATTCGACAAACCAGCACTATTTCCTAAAAATGTATTTCCATTTCCAGTTGTTACGTTTTGACCTGCAGCATTTCCTACAGCAGTATTACTAGCTCCAGTTGTGTTTTCTAGTAATGCTAATCTTCCTACCGCAACATTACTAGATCCTGTAGTAGCTTTATTTAAAGCAGCGTGACCTACTGCTGTACTATTTGCTGCGGTTGTGGCAGCTACAAAAGCATGAGAACCTACAATAGTATTACACTCTCCTGTAGTACCTGCTGTACCAGCATTATATCCAACAAGAGTTGTATCAGAAGTAGCGGTATAATGATCTCCTGCTTGATACCCAATTGCTAAATTATGACTTCCAGAAGTTAGTCTGGTAAATGCTTCATAACCTATAGCAACACAACCTGATTGGTCGGCATCAGCATCTAAAGCATAAGCACCTACAGCTACGTTTGATGATCCAGTTGTGTTTGCTGTTAAAGCTACAAATCCAACTGCTGTATTATAACTAGCTGTTGTATTACTACTTAAAGCATCTTTACCTAGGGCTGAGTTACCCTCACCAGTTGTATTAGAAGTTAAAGTATCATGACCTAATGCCATGTTGTATTGACCAGTAGTATTAAGTTTTAAAGAACTTTCACCTACAGCGATGTTCTGCCTACCAGTAGTGTTTGTTAATAAAGCATTAGCACCTACAGCCGTATTTTCTGCTCCAGTTGTGTTTGAATTAAGGGCTGCTTGACCAACAGCTACGTTCTGATTTCCAGTAGTATTACCACTTAAAGTAGCTTGACCTAAAGCAGTGTTTCTTTCGCCTGTTGTATTTGCTGTTAAAGATTGCTCTCCTAAAGATACGTTGTAATTTCCTGTAGTATTTGCATCTAAAGCTAAAGCACCTACAGCAGTGTTTTGCGCTCCAGTTGTGTTTGACAATAATGCTCTTGCTCCTACTGCTGTATTATTACTTGCAGTTGTATTGAGTTGTAATGCTATACGACCTAAAGCAGTGTTATGTGCTCCTGTTGTATTAGCATTTAAAGCTTGGAATCCAACAGAAGTATTATTATCTGATGTAGTGCTTGATTGTAGTGCCCCAAGTCCAATAGCAACATTTTCTGTTCCAGTTGTGTTTGCATATAATGCTGAATATCCTAGAGCAGTATTATTAGACGCAGTTGTGTTGCTGTACAAAGCAGCATAACCTACTGCAACAGAGTTTGCTCCAGTGGTGTTTGAAGGCATACAAGCACTACCAACAGCAACATTATTATTTGCAGTAGTATTACCATTTAATGCTTGTTGACCAAGAGCAACATTATGAGCTCCTGTTGTACTGGTTGCCAATGCTGCTCTACCCATTGCAGTGTTGGAAGCTCCTGTTGTGTTTGCAAATAAAGCATTTCTGCCCATAGCAGTATTATTATCTGCTGTTGTGTTTGAGAATAAAGCTGCATCACCAAAAGCTGTGTTACCAGTAGCAGTAGTAGCTGTGTAAAGGCTATTTGCACCGACAGCAGTATTATTAGTTCCAGTTGTATTCTGAAGAAGAGCTTGCATGCCAATTGCAGTATTTCTTTCACCTGAAGTATTTGCCGAAAGAGAACTTTTACCAATAGCAGTATTATTTCCACCAGAAACAGCAGCATCTAAAGCACTTTCTCCAAGAACAGTATTACCAGCAACAGAGTTTGCACCTTTACCAATATTTACAGAATTTATCGTTCCATCAGCAGTAAATGCTGGCCCTCCAGCTAACGTAAATAGATTTACATAAGCATTGTTAGCAGTATTTCTCAACTTCATTATTGATGCTGAAGTATCAGCAAAAAATTGAGTTGCATATGTAGTAGTAGGAGCAGAAGAATTTGAATTATTTGTAGCAATCGCACTTAACGCATTATTAATATCGGCTCGGACATTAGCTCCCGTAGAGTTGTCTATAACATAATCATGTGTAGCCATTACTTAATCCAATTTTTATCTAAGTATATCTTAATTCAACTCTAACTACCACGCCCAAATCCAGTTGCAGCATATTTGAAATTTCTATTAACATTATTTCCACTGCTATTCTTCACATCAATATCAAAACCCGCTCCTGTAATAGATGATAGCGTAAAGAAATCTCCCTGCTGTGCATTTTCAATAGTTATTCCTATAGAAGGCAAAACAGAATTTGCTGGAATAAGAGTTCCTGACTGACCTGTAAAGAAACTCTTTGTAAATGTAACCGATTTTGTTGACGTTCCAGATGCTATATGGCCTCCTGTGGTAGCTCCTGCATTGCCAAGGCTTGTTTCTGTCCTACTTTTTATTTCAGCACTATAACCAAGTTGATCCACCTCAATACTTTGTGCAGGATCATCTGTACTCATTTCACATTTAAATTTAAATCCTCTAGCTACATAAACACCATTGACAAAGGGATTAAATTGAGAGAATTGAGCACTAAATGTACAGTTTCCACTCGTTGTTTTACTTATTGTGGCTGTTACTGTAAACGTATTTGCATTTGGAACGGTCTTAATTTCATAAAAACCATCCAGTTCATTATTTGCACCACTCGTAAAGTCTAAAACTACAAAAGATCCGACAGCGTAACCATGAGATGATTTTGTAATGGTTATAGTTGTTCCGCTTTGAGCATAAGTAGCAGCTACAGTAGCATCAGGATCTCCTTGAGTAGTAGCAACCAATAATTTAGCATTGACATCAAATGCAGTAGCTTGGTCAAAATCAGTCCAAATATCGATTAATCCTGTTCTTTTATCAATCAAATCGTTAGGATAAAAACCTTGTGAAACGAGGTGTCTTCTTAAATTTAAAGGTTGTGTGCCTCCTAAGTCTAAAGTATTTGCAAAATCATAAGATCCTCCTGTTTTATCTACATCACCTAAGAAATCCATATCAGCGATAGCGTCAAAATCAGTAACGTCATCCAAAAATGCTGTCGAACCAAGAACCAATCCATTTACTTCGTCAGAAAAGAAGCAGTCATCTTTAAAACCTTGGAAAGGAGGATTATCTAAATCTTCTCTATCAGTTAAAATTGTAAGTTTAGGAAGTAAATCTGGTTCTGTCTGAATCATTACAACAGAGGCATCTCCAGCACTTAACCTTCCCCCATCATCACGAAACTTTAGGAGGTACGTTCCATTAACAATATTCGGAACAATCGTTTCGTTGATAGATCCTGGAAGGGCAGGGATTACGTCAACTGCGTTGGTAAATGTTGCTCCACTTGTTAAGTTACTACTACGAACAACCACGTTTCCACCGTGGATAACATCAACATCTGTAGATTTATCAAAACGTAGTCGTACAAATTGATCTGAAATTGGTTCTATGAATAAATTCTGTACATCACCTGGAACTGCTGTTTTTCCAATCGCATCAAAAACTAAAGTAGCTGGATCTGCTGATGCTTCCAATGCTGCATTTAAACTAAATACTCTAAATTCATATCTACCTTGACTAGCATCAAAGATTTCAAAATCAGTTCTATTTATAGTGACGGTTGTGAAGTTTCCATTATCTTTGCGATATTGAACGTTATATTGACTAACACCTGGAACGCTTTCAAAATCTAAAATAATTTTTACTTTTGCTTTCTCATCCTCTACATAAAATTTTTGTGAAGCAGTTAAGTTACCAGGGGCATCTTTTAATTCATTAAGAATAGATACGTTTCTTACAGGTAAGGGTGATCCATCTTCAATAAATGCAAATTTTCCTGAGTTATAAGCCGTTGCGACAATCGCATAGTTATCTTTATCTTCACTTACACTTACAATTCTCCATTGAGTAGTTTCTAAAGTAGTGTTACTTAAAATCCAAACACTATTAGCATTTGGAGCAGAGGAGAAAGCAGAAGATACTGTAATAACAGCACCAGAAATTCCACTCACATCCTTAGTTTCAACTGAACCATCAGATAAAATAACGCTAAGTGTAGGGCTATTAGTAGCATCCAAATCTGTATCTTCTGTATCATCTACAGTTACCGTTGTGGTTGTTGCTGTTTTTATCCTTCCCCCTCTTCTAAGTCCTGCTCTTACTGGATCGCTTACTTCGATAACTTGGCCTGGTCTTACAACAACTCCCTCTGATAATCCAGTAGTAAAATTAATAGTTTCAGTGGAATTTTGCTCTTCAAATAACAAGAATCTACCTAATCTTGCAGCTTGACCTCTAGAACTACATCCAAATCCAGTAATTTTTTTATGTAAAACACCATATTTGGTTTTTGCAGAGGTATCTTCTACAGTTTCAAAGTCTAATTCTTGGTTATCCATGTCAAAGTAAGACACAGAGACCATTGTCGCTCGTGTTTTTAAACTTGTACCAGAATACCCAAATCCACCAGAACTTATATTAGATAAATTAAATAAATAACTAGGATCTGTAGGTCTATCCTGTGAAATAGTAAGAGATCCTGCGTTCCAGTAACTTATAGATCTCATTACAGAAGTAAGGGAGTTTACAACTTCATAAGCATCCTGTCTTGATTGAAGGATAGTATTACAGCTAAATCTTGGCTCTTGTCCTCCAAGTCCGTCATCTACTAATTCTGAACAATAAACAGAAGCACTATAGAAAGCATATTTATCTAATTGAGCTTCTGTTATATGATCTCCTAAACCATATCTAGTGTTTGTTAAGAGGTCAAACAGTATCCAAGCTGGATCTGAGCACCAAACTTTAGCTGTAGTAAGCGTTCCATTAAATGTTCCTGTGTAAGTTATTCTTCCTGTTGCTGCTTCTACTGTTCCGTTATGGGGTATCTTTATCTTTACCCCACGAAGTTTATACATTCTCCCTGGAACAGATGAGAATTGCTCTGAATCAAACCTTAATGCTACATGAGCTATATCAGGATAAGGTCTTTGTTCATCAATAATTTCAGTAAATGACTGAAAGAAAAATTCATCTCTTAATCTATTGGGATCAGTAGCATCAGCAGTTACTCTCGTTACTTGAACTGTTATTGGGAAATTAAGTCCAGTAGGAAGATCAATTCGATAGTCTCTGTTATATGCAGAAGAAGTTCTTCCTTTAACAGTATCATCTATTGGAGTTGTAGTTGTTCCATTATTTTGAATAATTTTTATCGTTAATTGTACAGATGCACCATTTACATCTCCATTGGTCTCAAACTTTTGAAGAGAATTAAATCTAATAGTTACTCTTACAGCATTAATATTAGAGTTTGTTATCTGCCTTGATATTGGTGCTCCGTTTTCTACTTTTGAACCAACATTAGTTTCAGATTCAATATTGGCAATACCAGAAATAAATGTTTGATTTGACGTTCCGAATCTAGGTTCAAAACCTACATCTTGAAAATTAAAATCTGTAGGTTGGGTAGCAGTTGGATCGGCACTAGCTCTTAATACTGGAGTTTTTCCTAAGTAAACATCTTTTAATGCTGCTGTATTGTAATTTGCTGTTCCTTTTGTAAATCCTGCTGCTGATGGAAAACCCTCTATTTCACCTTCACTAAGAACATCAACAATAGTAGCAAATTGTTTACTACTTAAAACATCTTTAGGTAAGTTTGGGTTTTGGAATCCAAACAGATCATATATTGCGTTAGGATTACTAGATGATGCAGTTGCTTGTCCCATTATGCTGTACCTTCTATCTGTACTGTATCAATTCCTGCCGATACGACTAGCGATCCAGTGAATATTTCTCCATAAATTATGGGCAATGCTGTTCCTGCTCTTGATGTATTCTGTACTCCACTAAATGAAAAGTTTTGAGCTTGTGGATCGTCTGATACTCCAGGAGGTTTGGGAACAGGAGTAAGCATCTGTGCTGCTCCAGATAAAGTTAAATAAATACCTAAGTTTCCCGCTGCTGCTGCTAAAGCACCTCCACCAGTAGTACCAAATAATAAAGGACTTCCTCCTCCTAGACCTAGTCCTGCTGCTGGTGCAGCAATAGCAACAGCTATTAATGCTACTCCTGCCAATACTCTAAAGAAGCCTCTAGAACCAGTTGCCACTGGTATTATTTTTATTTCCTGCTGCCCTAAAGGATTAAATAATTCTGTCTCGTCAATCTCATCTTCACCGACTTTGACACAGTAATTTTGTTCCGTCATATGTCGTTCTAACTGAGGAAAATTTGCTAACAAAAATTTAAAAGTATCAATCGGTGTTTTGATTTCTGCCTCAAAAGTTCTCTGTCCTAAGAAACGAGCTAATCTTCCGTAAACTTTGATTTTACTGAGCATAGCGATACCTCTTCTTTGTCCATTGTATATACTTTTGGTCGTAAATTTCTCTACAGCTAAGTCTTTTCACACAATGATGAAGAATAGTTTGATCTCCAATATATAAAGCCACATGATCTAATTTGCCTGTATCAGTAGTATCCATTAATAAAATATCTTCTTTTTGAGTATCCTCTTCCTCATTTAATTCAATAAAACCAGATCCTAATAATACTTTTTCAAAATAAGGATCTTTTGTAAATTCTTGTGGACTTGCTGGTCTTTTCCAATGACGTATTGAAATATTTTTTGTTTCTTTATACCAATCAGTAATTAAACTCCAACAGTCTTGAATATCCCATACCCATTGTCTACCAATTAATCCTTTTTTATAGCCAGAAGGTTCAAAATAATGCCATTGTTCTGTTTCTGGAGTCACGATATAAAAAGGTAAATCTAAATATTCACAACTTGCAAGATCAGCTTGGCTAGGTAATGGTGGTACTTGTGGATGACTATGAAAAACAGCAATAATTTCTCCCGAATCTTCAGCTTTTACCCAATCATCGGGATCAATAATAAATTGTTCGCCTAAATCTTCTGCAAGGTTTTTACAAGGAAAATATTTTTCTTTCCCTTTATAAACAGCTAATAAACCACAAGCTTCATGCGGTGCATCTTCTTTTGCGTGTTTAAGTGCGATATCTTTCCAAGTCATCCAATAAACGTACCAATACCAGGGAAAATGTCTCTAGTTGCTATTCTTTTTGGTAGTTTTACATTTACTAAATCTAGTGCTGATATTGCTTCCCATTGAACAGTAGCTCTGTTTTCACTAATTTTTCTATCTAGAAAGTAAATCTCTTGAGGAAATTCTGCCGTTGGATCGGGAGTACCGTGAGGATTCGTATTGCCTGTAAAATTTACAGCATCTAAAAATCTAGCTAATGTTCTAATTCTTGTTAATTTTGCACCATTTAAATCATTACCAACTGTTGTTTGGTTTACATTTTGCATAATTGCAGTAATCGTTCCAAAAATATTACTAATAGATATAGTTGGTCTTGGTAAAGTTCCTGTCCCTGTAAATTCAAATCCTTCACATTGAATAGGAAATCTTTGATAAGTATTTCCAGCCCATACTACTTCTCCATTTCCATTAGAGTTCGCACCATTATGAAATCTATAAACAGTACTAGCACCATGTAATGTTGAATCGAGTGTTAAAGTAAACAATTCAATAATTGCAGTAGGATTTATTGCTTGAAGCTGGGAAACTGGTACTGCCATCAGGGTTCAAATACTTGTTCAAAACTTGCTGTAATCCTATTTCTCTGAAATTCAAACATCTCTCTATTAAAACTTCTACATATCCATTGGTAGCTTGTAGCTTCATCAGGTGGAGACCAAGTGAATGATGCAGAATCTTTTCCTCTTGCTTCTAAAAATGTTTCAATTTCATCTGCATCTTCATCATCTACGTTGAATGTAAGATTCCAAACTTTTGGATCTTGATTTAATCCAAAAGATGTACGTTGTTGATAGCCGTCACCAAACTGCGTAATACGCATTTGTGGCTGACTACGTTTTGTAGCAGAATATGATGGGTTGTAACTAGGGAAAGTAGCCATTATTTCGTTAATAAACCTCCAGGTCTTTGTTGTTTAACAAGTTCACCTTTTACTGCAATAGAAATCAAAGTACCAAGCTCTCTGGCTTGAGCTTCATCTCCTTGAACATCTGTTCCAGATGCGTCTACATTAACAACAACACTCGTACTACCGCCACCTCCAAGTTTATTGTTTGGCACAATCGTTCCAGAGGATCTTGGTACGAATAACTCTGGCCCTTTCTCTCCTACGATTGAAGGTTTACCAACAGGAGGTCTACCTCCGTTTGCAAAACCAAATAAACTAAATAATCCACCTGTAACAGTACTTCCCCCTGCATTACCAAATAAGGCTTGATTTAAAGCAACGTCTAAAAATTTATCGGCAACATTATTTAGTAAATCAGAAAGAGTAGAAGTTCCTTTAATTAATCCTGCAATACCATTTTTTATATCGCCAAGAATCGCTGTTTCTATTTGTTTAAATTTATCTAATGTTTCTGTAGCTGCTCTAGTTAACTTATCTTGTTCTTTTACAGCATTTGATGTGCTTTCTACAGTTCCATCTATTGCATTTCTTTGTGCTTCTAAAAGTGTTAATCGAGTTTGATCTGCTTCTCCTAAAATTCCTACTTGTTTTTGTTTTTCTAGTAATTTATCAATCTCAAATTGAAGGTTTTCTTTATTTGTTTTAGCTTCTTTTTCTAAACCAGCAATAGTCTTAGCTACAGCAGGATTTAATCCTTGCTTTCTTAATTCAATAATTCTATTAGTTTCATCTGCTTCATCAGTAATACTTTTAACTAAAGAATCAAATGTTTGAATTAGAGTATCAGCCTCTATTTTAGTATTTCTTCTAAGAGCAAATATTTTCTCTTCAAGAGATATTTGTTCTAGTAATTCTTTTTTCCTTCTGCCTTCGCCTCCCCTGCTTTTCATTGACTCCGCAGCATTTCTTCTATCAACTAAAGCTTGTGCTTGTTCATCTCCTCCTCCTGCTGCTGCTGCAACTGTATCTTGTGCTGCTCCAGCTTCTAACTTGTCTTGTAATCCAGTAATCTTAATAACAAAATTTGCGATTCCTGCTGCAAATGCTTGGATCTTAGTTAAAGCAAGTGTAAATTGAGTATTTAATAATTTAGTAGATTCTCCAAATTTTTCCAAAGCTGTTACACCTTTATTACCTATTTGGCCTGACATAACCTGCATAGCTGCATTAAAGGCAGCA